CACCGTTGACGCGGACGGATTTATTTCCGAAGTGACCGACGAACGTGGAAATGAAGAAGTAACAACCGAAGAAACAAGCGCGGATTTCGAAGCGGTGTCCGCTGACATTTTACCAGCTGTACTTGAAGGGGTAACGGAAATAATCGCGTCCGAACTTGGTCTTGAAATGGCACAAGCTTACGACGTGGCAAGCGCCGTGATAACTAAGATAAACGAAATGACTTCAAGCGAAGAACCTGAAATGGTTGAAGAATCAATGAGCGCTGAAGCGATTGAAGGAATAATCAATGGAAAACTTTCAACCTTGACAACTACTTTCGAAGCGGTTGTTGAAAGCTTGAAAAGTATTTCCGATGACAACGCGTCACTTCGAAGTGAAATTGCGTCTTTGAAAGCTGACTTCGAAAGCTTCAAGGCAATGCCGTCGAATGCAACAAAAGAAAACGAAAAGTTTTCACGAGCTGGCAACCTTACTGCCAAACAACAATTTTTAAAAACCTATAAAAACCTATAAAAATGTCTATTAAAAAATATGTAAAGTCGAACTTCGACTACAATGTTTCTGGTCTTCAACCATACGTTGACGAACAACGCGAAGACCTTATTCACCGTTCAGTAACCGAAGCACAAACACTTCAGTATATCGCGATTCAACAAGGAATCAAAGGTAGTGAAGAATTGAAATTGCTGAATGATTCAATCGTTTATCAAACTGGCGATTGTTCAATGTCACCTTCAGGCGACACAATCTTCACGGATCGTGCAATCGCTGTTGAAACAATCGGTTACTTGAAAAGATTTTGTCAAAAGGATTTGGCTGGATTCTGGACGCAACTTGCGCTTCGTCCGGGTGCAATGGCTGAAGACAAAACGTTGCCATTTGAGCAAATCTTAATCAACTACTTATTAGAGTTACACGCTTTCGAATTAGAGAAATTAATTTGGCAAGGTAACAAAGCTTCGGGTTCAGGAAACTTGGCTTTCATGAATGGATTCAATCAATTCTTAACCGTTGCGAATGGTTGTGTTGACTTGAACACTTCAGGTGCTACGTCAATCGATGCAACCAATGCGTTCGATATTTTCTACGAAGCGTTTACAAACACACCGTCGAACATCGCTGAAGGTCAAGATTTCATTTGTTTTACTGGTCGTGAAAACTTCAACTTCTTATTGAAGAACTTGGTTGACCTTAACTTGTACAACTACAATCCGACACAAATCGCGACTTTGAGCGAATTGCTTTTACCGGGAACAAACATGAGAGTTGTCAAAGTAAACGGATTGAACGGAACGACTAAGATATACACTGGTCGCGCTTCACACTTCTTCTTTGGAACTGACTTATCAAGCGACTTCGAATCTTACGACTTGTGGTATTCATTCGATGACGACGTGATTTATTTACGTTCTAAATTCCGCGCTGGTGTTCAAGTACCATTCTTGAACCAAGTGGGAACATTCGAAGGACTATAATCAACAAAATTAACGGCGCATTTCGGTGCGCCATTTGTTAAACCTAAAAAAATAAAAAATTATGTCTTGTAATATGACAACCGGGTACAACGACAGAACGTGTACAAACGGAAAAGGTGGAATCAAAAGCGTGTTGTTGTTTCCTTTGGGCGCAACTTCAGGTGCGGTTGTTTCGGCTTCAAACGAATTGACTTCTTTGACTGTAACTGGTGAAACATTCCTTTACAAATTGAAGTCAAACCTATCCAGCTTCACCGCACCAGTTCGCGTTGACAAAAACAACGGGACACTTTGGTACGAACACGAATTGTCAATGATCCTTGCAAGTGATTCAAAAGAATTGCGTCAAGAAATTCACTTACTTGCACAAAACGAATGTGTTTGTTTAGTGGAAAACGCTGACGGGACAATCGTTGCGCTTGGTCTTGGTGAAGGTCTTCAGGTTGCCGACGCAAACGAATACACTTCAGGTGTGTTGAAAAGCGACCGAAAAGGTCATGTTATTGTAATGCGAGGAATGGAAAACGACGAAGTTCCAGACGTTGCAAGTGGACTTTACACTACATTGTTAGCACAACAATCACCAGTTATTTAATTATAACCTACACAAATTTTAAGGGGATGGGCGTTGTCCCGTCCCTTTTTTTTGTTTAATTTAGTCGCATGGAAATAAAAAAAGAATTTATCGGTTGCAAATGTTGGTCGCCAACGCTTGAACGATACGTCAAAATTGAAGCGGACAAAGGTGAACTTTACATGGCGCTTGGAATTTTTTACATTTATGAATTTGACACACCAAACCTTGTAAAAATAAACGATGTTAAAAATACAAAGAAACGGAACAACACCGCTGGTGGTAACGGTGACGGAATTGACAACGATTCCGAATCCGAACTATCTATTTGAATTCATTCATGAACAATCGTTCAACACGCAAACGTGTGTCTTGACGAACATTTCACAAGGCGTTCCGCGTTACGATGAATTTGTCTTGATTGACGGCGTTGACGTGTCTTTCATTTACGACGGCTTTTATATTTATAATATATACCAACAATCTTCACCAGCGAATCTTGATCCAGTGAACGCGCAAGGACTTGTCGAAACGGGACGCGCGCACGTTATTGAAGCCGATTCACCGTCTTACGAATACGATTCACCGATTTATTTCAATATATATGAATAATAAAATTACGTCTTTGTCTTTTCGCAAAGAATTTATTAAACCAGAAGAGGAAAAAGACCGTTCACTTGGATTCACGAAATGGGGTAGAAAAAACGACTATCCATTTTTCTTGATTGACCTTTACAACGGTTCAGCTTATCACCAAGGAATCATAAAAAACAAAACGTTTTACATTGCTGGTGGTGGTGTTGAAATCGTTTCAGGAATGGTTCAACCTTTCATCGACAACAAATGGTCGGACTTCGACATGAACGAAATCGCTGAACGAATGGCGTTCGACCAAGAATTGTTCGGTGGCTTTGCAATCAAAGGAACGTGGAACAAGGAACAAACAAAGGTTGTCATGTGGGAACACATTCCGATTGACATGATTCGCGCGTCGGTTGATGAATTGACCTACTTTATATCCGATGACTGGCTGGCGTTGAATCAATCACCTGAGAAAACGAACCTTCGAATTTTACCAGCTTACGACAAGAACAACCGAACTGGTTCGTTCATTTTATACTACAAAGAACCGCACCTTCGCGGTCGAAAAGAACTTGGTGTTTATCCTAAACCGTCTTATTATGGCGGGATCACGGCGATTCAAACGGACGTTGACATTTCGAAATTTCATATGTACGAATTGCAAAACGGATTCAAGTCCGGGACGCTTATAAATTTTCCTTCAGGTTATCCAGAAACAACCGAAGAATTGAATCGATTGAGAGACAATGTCAAAGGTCGTTCGCAATCCGTCGAAGACGCTGGTGAAATCATTTTGACATTCTCAAACGGACAAGACAAAGCGCCGACGGTGTTGTCTTTGAACGGCAACAACCTTGACCAACGTTATTTAGCGACTGAAAAAAGCGTTCAACAAAACATTCTTGTGTCGCATGCAATTACTTCACCGCAACTTTTCGGTGTTCGTCTTGAAGGTTCATTCAATTCAGCGGAAAGCGGTGACTTGTTTAACATTTTCAAAGCGACTTACGTCAACACAAAGCAACGACGAATTGAATGGATGCTGAACTTGATGCTTGAACTTGGTGGGTATATTGGTCAAGTTAAACTTCGTGACGTTGATCCGTTACCGAAGGACGTTCCGACACCAGCACCAGCACCGACACCGACACCGATTGTTCAATCATGTCACAACAACAACTTCAGCGACGACGAAATCAAGGTGTTCGAACAATTCGGTGAATCGAATGACAACTTCATTGTGTTACATTCCGAAGCCATTGCGTGGGACACACCAAGCGAACAAGTGTTTTCACGAAGCAAGCAACTATTCGACAAGGTTGGCGAAATTTCCGCCACGTTGACGGGTGCGGACAAGGACGTTTTGAAATTACTTTCCGACGGTGAATCAAGCGAAGCAATCGCGAAGGCGTTGAACACATCGATTGAAGAAATTGCGAAAAGAATTGAATCACTTCGTGAACTTGAAATACTTACCAAGGGGGGTGAAGTGAACACGCTGGGAAAGTCCGTAATTGAGAACATTGAAATTCCGATTTCAAGGTTTGAAGTTAGGTACACTTACCGAACGCGTCCAAACGTCCCTGATCCGATTACGCAATCACGCGCGTTTTGCGTGAAGCTTATTGAATTGAATCGAAGTTATTCCCGTCAAGACATTGACAACATTTCCGTTCGTGTTGACCGCGATGTGTGGCGTTACCGTGGTGGTTGGTACACAAATCCAGACACGGGAGCGACGACACCGTTTTGCCGTCACGAATGGATTCAACAACTTGTAATTGCACAATAATATGAACTATCTACTTTC